CATTATTCTATTATTTTATCTCTTAACTTTTGCTTTGTTTTTCTATAAGTATTGTACAAAGAATGGTAAGTTATATTTGTTTTGTTTGATAGTTCTGTAATACTATATTCTCCTTGCAGTAATTCAAATACTTTTTTATCATACCAATGAACGTTATCTAATTCTTCAAGAACAATATCATTTGCTGCATCAAAATCTACATACGAACCAGCTTCAATATCTAAAATTAAATCAATTGAAACCTTTTTTTCTTTTGTTTGTCTGTTTTTCATTTGTAGGAATGAAGTTTTAAGAGTTAAATATATATAGTAATAATTCACATCATCTCCGTAAGCAATGTTTAAACCCTTTTTAAGCATCGTACCTATAATAACGTACATATTACCTACAATATCTTCTGCTTCGTCTTGTGTGCATCCAAATTTTAAGGTAGTATTAATCCATTTCTTATGGGAGTCGTAAATCTTTTCTAACATAGAATATAATTTATATAAATATAAACTAAATTAAACAGTAAAAGTTGTTTACTTGTTAACAATAAGATTGATTTGAAAAAAGAATATAATATGCCCAAAGCACATATCATTGTATTTATATGGTCTAATATATTTTGATAAAGATGTATGTAGCTATTACATATAACTTAATATATAAGTATAATTATATAATGCTTTTTAAACCACATTTTATTCTTTTTACTATATTATTTTCTTATAGTTAAACATTATACTATAAATAAAACTTATAGTTATTACCAAGCACTACTTGTTACACCATCGCTGCTTTCAATTATTTCACATTTATCTTTAGATTTCCAATTCCAAGACTTAACCCTTAAATTAACTATTTCATATACTTCATTTCTTCTATATGCTGGTAAACTATTTACAAGCAGTTGTAAAGCATCGTTTTCTTTTTTAGGTAAAATACCTTTAACTCTATTATTTAATTCATCTGCTCTGCCTTTAATCTTATTATCAAGTAATTTAAATTCTTCTATCTTGTCATCAAAGTAAACATTATAAACGTTTCTAAAATCTGAATAGTTATGATAATATAAATCAATTTTACGGATTGCGTGATATACTGCAACTCTTGTTCTTTTAACTCGTTTAGTCCAGAAGAAGTCTTCAATTTGTCTATCATTCATATAATTGAAATCCATTAACACTTTATAAAGTAATGCTCTGAAATATGCATCTATTGGTTTTCTTGATAATGATAATGCATCAACACCAGATAATTCTTGAAAGTCTTCTAATATTTTATTTGCGTCTGCAATACTGTAATCTTTATTTTTGTTTGCCATATTTGTTTTTTTAATAATTGTTTTATATTTTATTTGCACCAGATTTAATTAATATTTTATCTGATATACTTGTAATTCTCTTTGGGTCTTTTGTGTAAGCAACAAATACTTCTTGTAGTTTACTGAACTCGTTAAAGTCAAACTTTAAAAATTCATCTATAAAAACTAAATTGTTTTGTATTATTGTGCTTCCTACTTTATCGCCATCTAAATCATAAACTTTATCAAAGAATTCTAATTCTATTTTTAATAAGTCTTCTAATGTTCTTGAAACATTCTTTTTAGTTGTTTGCCTAAATACTCCTAAATGCTTTGTTTCTTCAAGGTAATGATTATTGATGTAACTTGATAATATTGCACCACTTACTTTTATTAATTGTTTTTTTGTTAATTCCATAATTTAAAACATTGTTAATTGTTGTTGATGTTCTTTTAATCTTTTCATTGCATCGTTAAAGTATTCTGCATCCAATTCACAAGCAGTTAAGTCAAAGTTTAAATTATGACAAGCCAAAGCAATTGAGCCACTTCCTAAATGCGTATCTAATATCTTATCTCCTTCTTTTGCGTAGTTCATTAAAAGCCATTCGTATAATTTAACTGGTTTTTGTGTTGGGTGTATTCTTAATTCTTTATTTTTCATATCGTGTTGAATCATACCATTCCAAGTGATTTCACAAACATTAACGCTTTTAGTCATTGACAAATAAGCAAGTTCAGCCCTACCGAAGGCAGTTCCTTTTTTATCCCAACATAATCTGCCACCGCTTAAATCAAAGTTTTTATAAAAATTTACACCCCATATAATTTGATTTTTACTAATTCTTTTTAATTCTTTAAAATATTCAATTGATGGTGCTACATTTTCAAAAACATTATAATTAGTTCTTTTTGTTGCTTGTTTGTTTTTAGTTGTATTATCTTTTAACCCTATTGCATCATTTCCACCATAAGGAGGGTCTACTATTGCCAAGTCAAAATAATTATCTTCATACCTTGCCATTAATTCCATATTGCACTCGTTTGTTATATTTATCATTATCTTATATAATATGATGTTTGTTCTTGATACTTTTCTTCTTCGTAATATCTTTTAGTCAAATCAATTTCTTCTTCCAATAAGCTATCAAGATAATTGTAAATAAAATCTACATCTTTTTCTGTTAATTCTATTTCATCTTCTGCGTTCCAAATTTCTGCTTTTAAAACACCTTCTTTAAGGTTTAAGTCTATAACATAACTATTACTATCAAGTGATAAAGTTACTTCGTTAGGAAGCGGATATTGATAACTACCAGTTGTTTCGTATGATGGTTCAATTGTTTCTATAAGAACTTTTATTGCTTCTGTCATAATCTATCTTGTAAATAATTTAATAATCATTGATAAAAACATTAGCACTAAATAAGACACTAACATTGTCATAACTAAAAAAACCATAAACTCTGCAAAATATTCAATTGCTCTTTTCATATTATAAATTTATTGTGATTAATATTATTACTATAATTGACATTACTACTAAATGTACTTGGTTTGATAATACTTGGTCTTCTTTACTTTTTTTCATCTTGTTTGTTTTATAAATTATTTAACTCTAATGTTACTTTTTCTACTGCTTCAAAATTATTTCTTTCATAGAAATCGTTTCTTAAATTTAATAAAAATTCTTTATATTCTAAAGTATTCATAATGTTTGTTTTTAATTAATTATATCTGAATAATGACAAATAACTTTTACTTCTATGTTATCATTTTTGAAACAAGTCAATCCATAATAATTAAGATACATATAATCACAACCAATATCATCAACAATACCTATAACATCAGTACCATAATCCAACTCATCTATTTTTTGTTCATAATCTAATTCTTCTGAATCATAATTACAAGTATCTTTTATATCATAATAAAATACATCTCCTATTTTTAAATTTTTAATTTTTTTTGTTTTCATCTTGTTTGTTTTAATGGGGTTTTTACACCCCTATTAGTTGTTAATTTAAAATATTTACCTTTAACTCTCTACCATAAGAATCTTTATAAGAACCTTTAACTGTATTCATTAAAGTGTCATATAGGAAATCAGATTTTACACCATACCAAGCATTTTTATCACCCTCTAATACAATATGCTGAACGGTATCTAAATAACCCTTATAATTTCTGTAATGAATTTTAGAATTAGAATCACAAGTTAAAGAGCCTACTTTTTTTATAGTTTCTATAATTATTTCTTTTTTTGGAAAGTCATTAGTAAATTTCATAATATTTGTTTTTAATTATACATCAAAGATACAACATCTTTTTAGTTTATGAACTATCTTTTAACAAACTTTAACATTTCTTTAACATTTAGACATAAAAAAAGGATAGCTATTTGCCATCCTTATAAACATTATTAAACGTTTTTATTATCTATTCTCTAAATATATTTGTAAAGATGCCAATGCTCTCCAAGCTACTTTCGCTAAATGTAATATTCCATCTTCATCAACTGGATTCTTTGAATGGTCTATTAAATGTCTGACTAATGCATCTTCATTATCAAAACTTTTATTCTTATCCCAGTATAATTTATCTCCTTGATTATGTTGTTTCTGTCCAGCCAAACTACATTTAGCAACTTCTTTTAAAGCATCTGGAAAATAAGTAAGAACACCAGAATATACTGGCATACCTTTTCTACTATTTTTTTCTTTGTCTTTTTGTTCTTCTTTTTGTTTTGAGCGTTCTAACTCTCTGTTAAATGTTTCTGTAATTTCTAATAATTTTTCTAAACTGTTCATAGTAAATGTTTAATTGGTAAAATAATTCCTTTGCTGGTGTTTCTATCACCTCCTTTTATATCTCTTTTTGTTCCTAAAAATTCTCTACATTTAATTTTTAAAACATCTGTATTTATTAAATGAAAAGTATCTCCAAAACAAAAACAATAATAATCTGCTATTGATGTACTTATTCCGCTTTTTTTACCTCTTGAAAAGTATTCTACAAAAACATTTCCAGTAAGTTTAGCTTGTAAATCGTATTTTACTTCTACTGTTTTATTATTAAATATATCACCTAATTCTTTTTCTTTTGTTTGCCCAATCTTTAAGTCATATTTAAAATCATTATTGTAATTCATATTTTATTTGTTTTTATCGTATTTGTAAATTTTAGTGTATAAATCCCAAATTGCTTGGAATGATTCTTCTGCACTAAATTCTTTGCCTTTCATATAATATTGTCCGTTACCGCCTAATTTATAAAACACTTTAAATTTAGAACCAAAAACCTTTGGATATATTATAAAGCCTTTCTTAAAACAATAACGCATTGCTTCGTAATTGCAATCTTTAATCTTTATCTTCTTCTTTACCTTTGCCATCTATATTTAAATCTTCAAGTAATGTAATTAATTCTAATGCTTTTTCAACTCCTTTTGCTTCGCACATTCTTCGAGCCTCTAATAAATAAAGCCAATATTCATACACATCATTTTTATCTTTTGTTTGATAATAACTATCTACACAACTATTGTAAGCAACTGAATTTAATTGATTGCATTGTCTTTTTTCCATAACTTTAAAGTTCTAAATTATTATCATAAGATTGTTCATAAAATTCTTTATTATCAATATACTTTTTATAATTGTCAGTAGCTATTTTTAACTTTTCATAACCACCAGCAATAAATTCATCTGATAATGTAACAAATTCAACTTCCTTTGTTTGTTTATCTACTACAACATAATTAAATTCAAACGCTCCAAACAATTCTAAATATAGTGCTGCTTGTAAATCATAATTGTAAAGTAAAGCAGATTCTGAAAACTTACTAATATCACTTGTAGTTTTTAAATCTACAACAATACCTTGTAAAAGTATATCCGCTTTCCCTCTAAATGGTAAATCATTATAATAGCCTATTTCTGGCACTTCAAATTCTGCTTGTTTAACTAATCTGCTAAAGTCTTTATTGTTTAGCACCGCTTCTGCAACTGCCTTACATCTATTTAATTCTGCTAAAGTGTAAACTGTTTGTGGTAATTGTTCTTCAACTGCTAATTTATAAGCCTTACTTCCTTTGGTGCTTTCTATAATTGTTAATTCGTCTATTCTATGTGGTTCTAAACTTAACAAGTGAATTAA